TAGGTGGTGGACTGCTTGATAGTGTTTTTGGTGGTGCAGAAAGACGAGAAGATAGATTTAATAATGCTTTACAAACATTTACAGATTCTGGGTATGGTCAGCAGTTAAACAACGGAACATATCAAGTTTTTAATCCTCAACAATATTACAATACAGTACAAGAAAATCCTTTAGGAAGCTATCAACTAACAACTAGTGGTGGTTATTTAGGAGAACCTACTACATATAGTGTTCAAACTAGCCCTATTACAGTAGGACAAGCAGTTGAAAGTGTTATGAACCCTCAACCCCAACAAGGTTCATCTTCTGGATCGCCTATAGCTGTTGATATGTCAGGTGGATTACTTGGTCGTACACCTTTAACAACAAAAGATTCAAGTGGTAATATTACTGGCAGAGATGACACTGCCTACAGAGCAAGTGTTGCTAGAAATATAGAACGCAATAAACGTAACTTTGGTAATGCAAGATTTAAAGAAGGGTTTGGATTTACTGGTGGCAGATAAGGAAATAAAAAGAAGCCAACAAGCAAAAGACATATTAGAAAACCCAATATTTGTAGAAGCAATAAACAAAATTCGATCCGACCTAGCTAATGAATGGCTAAACAGTGATCTACAAAATTCAGAACAGAGGGAAAACATTTTTTACATGAGAAGAATGTTAGAACTTGTTGTGATGCAAATCCAGTCTGTCATGGAGACTGGTAAAATCATAAAAAAATAGGAGAAATAAATGGCAGAACAACCAGTAATGGACTCTGCAACAGAAACTCAAAATGAATCTGTTGCACCAACGCCCAAGCCTCTAAATACACAAGGAGAGGTAGCTGACGCCCTGAAGAACTTACTAAATTCAGAAGCCTCTAAGACTCAGGAAACAGCAAGTGAAGAATCGACAAAAGAGGTAAGCGACTCGGAAACGAATATCGAAGATGCTTTTGAAGATGACGAACTAATCAATCAAATTGAAGATGAACAACCATCTGATACTAATCAGGAACTTTATAAAGTTGTTGTCGATGGACAAGAACAAGAAGTCACCCTTGATGAACTTATGAAAGGTTATTCTCGACAAAGTGATTATACTCGTAAAACCGAAAAACTATCGCAAGATAGAAAAAGTGTAGAAGAATTAAAAAATCAATACACTAGGCAAAACGAGGAGGCTAAAATCAAAAGAGATCAATATGAGAAGCAAATTCAAATATTGTCTGAACAATTAAAACAAAGTGAACCATCAAAGGTAGACCTTGATCGACTTTATAAAGATGATCCTGCTGAGTATGTTCGTGTAAAAGCAGAACAAGATCGCAGAAAAGAGTTATTAGAAAAAGCCAGTCAAGAAAGACAAAGAATCCAATCTGAAAAACAAGAGGAGCAAAGTAAACAATACAATGCTTATCTTGAACAACAGAGAGAACTTCTTGCTCAAAAACTACCTATTTATGCTGACAAAGAAAAAGGTCCTGAATTTGTTAAAAATTTAACAAGCTATGCCAAAGAAATTGGCTATACAGACCAAGAAATCAATATGTTAGTAGATCATCGTTCCGTTATTATGTTAGCCAATGCTTATCGCTACGATAAGTTAAAGAAAGCTAACCTCAAAAACAAAAAAGTAACAAAGGTATCGAAGGTCGTGAGTTCATCAAGTGCTAAAGTTCAAGATGAAAATGAAGTAGCTAAACGTATGAAATCTAAAAAAGCAACTCTTAAAAGAACAGGAAAAGTAAATGATGCTGTTTCTGTTTTACGAGAGATGTATTCTCAATAACAACATAGAAAGGAAAATAAGTAATGGCACAACCAACCAATACTTTTGATACCTATGATGGTGTTAATTCTATAAGAGAAGATTTAGCTGATGTAATTTATAATATTTCACCGACTGAAACTCCTTTTATGAGCAACGCATCAAAAGGTACAGCAACAAACACATTACACGAATGGCAAACAGATTCACTATCAGCAGTAGCAGTAAATGCACAAGTTGAAGGTGATGATTATTCTGGTGATGCTCGTAGTGCAACTTCAAGACTTACTAACTACACACAAATCTCTGCAAAAGCAGTAACTATCTCAGGAACTGACGATGCTGTAGATAACGCAGGTATGGCTACACAAATGGCTTACCAGTTAGCAAAAATGGGTAAAGAGATCAAGCGTGACATGGAAAACGCTATGGTCGGTATCGAACAAGCTAAAGTCGCTGGTAACGCATCAACTGCTAGAAAATCTGCGTCTGTAGGCACATGGTATGGTCCTTCAGGACTAACTAATGGTCCTAACTATTCTGTAGGTGGTTCACCATCAGCAACTCCTGCTGGTACAGGTGCAACTGCAATCGCAGGTGGTACAAACAGAACTTACACTGAAGCTCTACTAAAAGCTGGTTTATTAACTGCTTTCACATTAGGTGGAGAGCCAGATACAGTTCTAATGACAGCATCTCACAAGCAATTAGCTTCTGCATTTGCTGGTGTAGCAACAAAGTATAAAGACGCTTCTGATCGTGTATCAGTTGGAACAACTGACATTTACGTTTCTGACTTTGGCGAGGTCGCCTTCGTTCCAGATCGTTTCCAGAACTCAAACAGAGTAGATATCCTTCAAATGGATATGTGGTCTATCGACTTCCTAAGACCATTCCAAACATCTGATTTGGCAAAAACTGGTGACTCAGATAAGAAGTTACTATTAGCAGAATGGACTTTAACAGCTAAAGCTCCAAATGCTAACTATGGTATATTTAACCTAACTGCATAATTATTTGTAGGATAAAGGACTGGGGGTGTGTTATGCACCCCCTTTATAAAATACAGAAAGGCAAATATGGCAATTTTTACAAACAAAAAACATTCTTCTAAGTTATTTAAGGTTGTTTCCAATGCAAAAAAATCTGATCCTTCAACATCAAGAGGTGGAGCAAGAAAACAATCTAAACAAACTTCAATGGGTGACAGAAAATATGATCCAATGTTAAGCATAACAGGAAATCAAGGTTTATCTGTTAAAGACTCCGTTGATATGATGATCGCAAAAGCAATAAAGTAATGTCAAAAAAATTCTCACTAAATGATCCTAACGATCAATCATCAGTAAAGACAAATCTAATTGTTGATGAAGCAGAGAATAAATATCATATAGAAAACTATCAAGACCAATCATCAGTAAAAGAAATATTAGATGCAAACAAACTGGCACAAAATGAAGGTGCATACAAATCTAATGTTTTAAAAGAAGCCAAAGGATATCGTGTTGCAAGACTACCGAATATTGTAGTTCACCAACTTGCTAAACAAGGCATCTTAAATTACAATGGTAAAGTCTTAGACAAAACTAGATTTTTTAGATGGTTAAATGATAGTGATAACAAACACTTTAGAATATATACAGGTAATTTATAATGGCACTAGACACATACTCTAATCTCAAAACATCGATAGCAAACTATCTAAACAGAAGTGACCTTACCTCATACTTAGGTGATTTTATTACCTTAACAGAGGCACGACTGAATAGAGAGCTTAGAGTAAGAGAAATGGTAAACACAGACACTTCTATTACCACAGTTGCAGGAACACAAAATTATTCTTTACCGACAGGTTACATTGAAGCAACATCAATTATATATCAAAGCAACCCTTACTGTACCCTTAAATTTATAAGCAATAGTGATTTTTATAACAAGTACAACGTCAGTCAAACATCTGGAAAACCAACATACTTCACTATTCTAGGAACTGAAATTTTATTAGGTGTAGCACCAGATAGTGCTAAAACCTTGCAAATTAATTATTACAAAACAATATCTGCCTTATCAGATAGCAACACAACTAATACAATATTAACTAATTATCCTGAGTTGTATCTTTATGGATCACTGGCTGAGTCAGCACCATTTATTATGCAAGACGAAAGGATAAATACTTGGGCAACTCTGTATAAAGAAGCATTGAAAAATGCAAACGAAACTTCATCAAGAGGATCAACAACATCATCACCATTACAGATGTCTACACCACAGGTGGCGTAAATGATTGAGTTTGGCGATTTACAAGCTGACTTACCTACTTACGAGAACTCAGGTGCTTTAGTAGTCGATAATGTTTTACCTCTTGCTAAAGGTTATAAAAGCCTTGCTGGTTTTCAGGCTCTCAGCACAACAGGATTAACAGGTAGTGCTGTAGGTTTATTTACAAGTTTTAGTGCTAGTGGTTCTACAAACTACGCTGGAGACGCCACAAAACTATATCAAATGGACTCCTCTTTGGTCTTTCAAGACAAAAGTAAGTCTGGTGGTTACAACAATTCCACAACTGAGAACGCTAGAGACTTTTGGGCATTTACACAGTTTGGAGCAAACATTATAGCTACTAACTTTGCCGACAACATACAAAAGTTTGAAGAAGGCGTAGACACAGCATTTAGTGACTTAGTCACATTAAAAGCCAAATACATCGCAGTCATTAGAGATTTTGTTGTAGCTGGGTATACAGAAGAAAGTTCTACTACATACAACCAAAGAGTAAAGTGGTCAGGTATTAACGATAGTTCTACATGGACACCTAGCCAATCTACTCAATCAGGTTTTCAAGATATTGTAGGTTCACATGGTAATATCCAAGCTATTGTTGGTGGTGAATCTGCTGGAGTAGTCTTTATGGAAAAGGCTATCTACAGAATGGAATATGTAGGTACTCCTTTAATCTTCCAGTTTAACAAGATTGCTGACAATATTGGAGCATTTGCACCTAAGTCTGTTGCTTCTTACGGAAACATGGTTTTCTTTTTAGCACAAGATGGTTTTTACAAGCTAACAGGTGGACAGCAACTAACACCTATAGGAAATGGTAAAGTAGACAATTTCTTCTTTAACGATCTATCTTCAAACCTTGATGGTATAACCTCTGCTGTAGATCCAAAC